TTTTTTTTTTTTTTTTTTTTTTTTTTTTATTTTTTTGTATATATATCTAGTTCTTATAGAGATTTCACAACCCGATGTTATGGGTTATTCAACTTCTCCAACCTAGGAGAAGTGAATCGTGAAAATCTTCAACCAAACCTTTCTATCCGCCGGGCCATGTGACTCAACAATCAATCAAGGATTGGATCTACCAATAAATGTATTTTTAAACTAAACTACGCAAAACAAAACGATTATGTAATGTCTATATAATGTGTATTTAAATGTAAATGTTAACTAGGGGGACTAATCTAAAAGGCTACCTCACTGATACTCGTGAGCTCGACTAACCACATTCCACTCAAAGAGTGAAGCTAACACCTACAACTGTCCGTATGTTCTTCTCGTGTCAAAAGGGGCCTAAATCATGGTCTGCTGGCTGGTTAACACAAGTCATGGGATTTTAACCATCGGTGGTCAAACTCCTCAAAAGGCAAAAGGGAAATCGCTAATTTGGATTCTAAAATTTTGTCTTCGATTTTTGCCGAGAATTCTTCAAAATATTCTCGTCCGTGAGCATAGGCCATTTCTTGCGCGTCCTGGATGTTAGACTGTAACGCAAACACTGGATCATCACTAATTCGAATCCAATTAACTAATTCTTGGATCGTTGTTTTGTCCATGGCCATATGCCACCTTCCCGGGTACCTTTTATCCACCCGGAAAGTGCTTTTTAGAAAGGTGAAATCGTCGAGATTTGTAAACGAATAATTGCCAAAAGAAGTCAACTTGCGGGCCGGAGTATATTCATATCCGTAACTCGCCATGAGCTCCATTCGGTTTTTGGGATTCCACCATTCTTTGATAGCGTCAGATGCCGAATCGGCGCTATCATCACCATAAGCATAAAATTTGGTAAACTCATGGTAATCGTGGAGCTTGGCTCTTTCTGGGGCAAATTTCCTTGCCAGCTCCAAATAACACATCTTATTTCTGATTATATTGCCTAATGTGTTAAATTCAGTCGTGAACTTCCCTCCAGAAGTCATTCCTGTGTCGACCTCAATGATGCAATTTCGATATAGATGGAATCTTTCGAAAGTAGAGCGAGCGAGAGTTTCCCGAACGCTCCGAAGGTGCTGCATCAAAGAAGGCTCAGACCGCTCGATGTAAAAGCAGTCCTGCAACTTGTGGTAAATTTTTCCACAGTTGAGTCCCTCATAACGTTGATAAGAACCATCCCACTTGCTGACATCCAAGTCAACCAGATTGGGGTGCTCCAAAAGTGTCGTAATAAGGTTCGTAGCGTCTGCACCATGGGTGTCCATGCCTGGTGCAAACCCGATTTCGCGTCCATGTTTTAGCAAAAACGAAGTGATGCACTGGTAATACATTCGCAAGACTATGAGCCAAGCTACATTATGACCAGTGAACATCCTGGTTTTACCCAAGACGATCTTCTCAATAGGTCTTCTTTCGTCTTTAAGCCAATCCGTGAAGTAATTTAAAACCAACCGGTTCTCTTTGGCATTTTCGATTATGTGGGCGATATCTCGCCGAAGTAAATCTGTAGGGGTATAGATATTATGCCCATCAGAGTCTACTCCGTGAAAATGAAATAACCACTCTCTGCC